TCTAATTCTTCAATTTTATTTTGAAGTTCTTCGTATTTAATTAATAATCTTTCGTACTTAGACTCTAACTTTATATAGTTTAATTTTTCTTCTGATAGTTGCTGAGTCAACTTACTAATCTCTGTTCTATTAGCTCTTACTTCATCCCAAAGCTCTTGAGTAAGCTTGGCTCTATCATCTAGAACCTTTATCTCTACAGAAGAATCTGCTTTCTCCCTCTTCTCTGATTGACTAATCAGATTCCCTAGTAGGAAGACTATGAGGCCGCTCGATATTGATGCTAGGTATGGTAGATAGTCTTTCATGGTCACTCCTACTCAACATGTCATTGCCTCTCCTTACCCTAAGATATATAAGAGCTGAAGATAACGCAAAGGTAAAAGAAAGCACCATAAGAAGATCATGTTTAAATGCTGTAGCAACTGTTATAAATGCCCAAATAATACAGCTAATAAAACTCGTTACTGATCTAATTCTTCTATTACCTTTTACTAATCCAAAAAAGTAAATAAAGGCCACACTAGATAAAACTACTCCTAAAACGTATATATTAATAGCTTTAGATAAAGTGTTATAGCCTACAGTGTGTGCAGGAGTACCAAAAATTAATAAGATACCACATAAGGACTTAGCTAGAATAGACTGGAATTCTGCAATTTCTATGTCGTGTTTAAGCAATATCTTTTTTAAGAAGTCAATGATATATGACATTATGTACCTTCCATTATTGTCATCAGCATTGCTCTCTCATTAAGTAGTCTAGCATTCACTCTAGCATATGCTGTGGTTTCTTCATTATTAAGTACATCTCTTACTATAGCTTTACAAATAGGAAGTAAATAGGAGGTATATCCTTCCTCAGCAAATAAAGGCAGAAGGTCTTCCGCAGTTATTTTTCCTTCCTTAATGTCTGGTATTGCAGATACTATTTTTTCAGATAGTTTACTAAATGAGTTAATGCTTAATGAGAAGTCGCTTGCACTAAGTTTGTGGGCTGTTGGCGCATTGCTTTTAGCTCTTGGTCCAGAGGTTTTATTAGATGGACTAATAGTATTAGAGGCTTGTTTGCCTGTTTTAGATACCGATTTTGTAGGTGGCTTACCCGCTGGAGACTGTGCTGTAAGTAGGCTTTTTATTTCTCCATCAGCCATATCAAGAGGGTCCATACCAATCTTTGAAGCCACAAGTTGAGGTATCTGTACTCTGTGGGAATAGAACTCTTTCCAGCTTGGGAGGGTAGACATCCCTATCAACTCTCTAGCTTCTTTAGAAGAGATCATATTCATGGTCCACAGGTTCATTGCATGAGTCTGCTCTTTTATTTGTCTCTCAATTTCTATCTCATTCCAAGCTAAGGTTACCTTGTCTCTTGAGTTATTCCAAGGATCAAAGCCACCTTCCATAAGTAGTTCATTAAAAATGTATGTAGTCACATAGTGAGATAGGATTTTTTGATACATCTTAGCACGATTGTGCATCTGTGCTGTTAAAGCATCTGCTGTACCAGCGGGAGCACCTACATTCTCTCCCATTACTAATTCTGATACTCCTAACCCAGAGAACACTCTTTGCTTGAATAACTTAAGGTACCCTTCAGCACGAAGCGCCTGAGATTCTGCTCCAACAATTTGTATCTTATGCCCAGGAGGTGTTACTATGAAACCATCTGGCGCAGTTGTTTGAAAGTTTCTTATTACATCATCTATGTCTTCCTGACGACCTTCCATAGTACCAGTAATATCAGGAGTTTGTTGATGAATAAGAGGATTAAGATGCTTATATATTAGTTTTAATACGTTTTCTTCTGCTTGTCTAAGTGCTCGTATATCTTCTATTACAGACACAATAGGAGGTATTCCCCAGATTCCACCAGCTTCTTTGCCACACGAGAAGTGTAGAACATCCGCTGGTTTAAATATCTTCTTTCTATTACTTACCTGTTGTATCCAAGATAGTATATTTCCATTCTCGTCTAGTTCGGGGAGCATTTGGTGTGTAGGTAGGTTGAAGTATGCTCCTATAGGGGTTTTACCAAATAAGCTTTTTAAATTTAATCCAGGTAGAGGATCTTGTCTGGTGGTTCTTACAATTACAAAGAAACAGTTATTATACCTGACAAAGTCTGAAATAGCTCTTTCAAAAGTTAGGTCCCAAGGCTCTCCACTAGAGATAGCCATTAACTCTAGTCTTTTCTGTAGATATTTTACAGGTTCAGGAGCACCTTCTAGCTTCCAGCCTTCTTTTATTAATATCTCAGTATATTTATCTATACCTTGTCTGATATACCCATCTACTAGGTAAGCATTTCTTATGGCTTCTATATCAAACGGGGGTTTGGCCCCTATCTGTGTGGCTCTGAATCCAGAGCCAATTTGATAGTTAAGTACTGGATTACTAACTCTTTTAATTCCTGTTGCTTTCTGTTGAACCCTAATTCTTTGTCCACTGAGAGCAGGTATTCCAGTTCTTATTGTAGGATCTCTTTCAAAGACTGCCATTTACTCGCTCTCCATTATTATTAGCTCAGTTATTCTACTTTTTATAGATACTGCGTCTATTGGATCATTCCAGAATATTCTTAACAGAGGTAATCCTATTTTATCACAAATTATTAATAGTTCGGAGGCTGCTTGATTTTCCTGTTCCCATACGCTTTTATTTTTGCAAAATAATTTACAGGAATCCCAACTTCCTACCTCAGGTCCAAATACTTGAATAGCTAGAGGCTTCTCAGTAAACAACATAGTAATAGGATAAAGAACTCCTTGACTTCTATACCAACTCCACTTACCACTTACTACATAAGGTTCGTCTGAGGTAAACATAGGCAAAACAGTATCAACTACTGATTTACATCTATCAAAGTATTGCTTTCTTATAGAAGAGCCTCCTAGTATACGGAACCAGAGGATATCTGAAAGCCACCATCTAATTTTCTGAATTAACATCATTAACCTTTCTAGTATATACTACGGTCACTGGTAGTTGGCCGTTACATTACTTTACCTTTCTCTAAAGTAATAGGTTTAGTACATACTTAGTTAACTTTTATCTTTCCTTTAACATACTTAACTATATCTTCTTCAAGTCTACCAGAACTTAATAAGGTATCTACGGAGGAAAGAATTATATCTAGGGTTGCGAGGTGCTTATTCATAGTTACGTTTCTATTAACAACATCGACTAAAGAACCTCTGAGAGCAAACTTATTAGTTATGTCTTTCTCCCACTCATATAGTTTTGATATGTAATCCAGTCTAAGAGCTTTGGTTTCATTAATTAAAATTGATGTGAGTTCATCAAAGGCATCACATCCTGGTTCATTAATTAATTCTATTATATGTGAAACAAACTGAGTCACAGGCTCATTTGTTTTATTGTAAAGCTCACCTAGCTTGGAGGTAGCTTCTCCCATTACTTTCATAGCAAAGACTTGAAGAAATCTATTCAATACATTCTTTCTAGTAGTTTTCCAATTTACTTTACTATTTATCATTGAATACCTAAGTATTAACTTAGCTGCTCTTATAGTATTTATAAATTCACTTTTAGAAGTAGAGAATCCTACTACAGAAGTAGATAAAGAGCTATTCTTATCCACAGTCTTTTGAAAGGTTCTAGCTAGCTTTCTAACATAGCATTCTGGAAGCTTTTTTTCGGCATGCTTTATAGCATTACTTATCTTGTTTCTTAAGTCTTTTGCTTGCTTAATCTGTGTATTATGAACTTCGGATACCTGCTTTGGTAACACTGAAGGTGTTATTACAGAATTAGCTATTGAAGCTAAAGATGTTTCCAACTCTTGCTTAACTTCTAGAATAGAACCATAAAGCATTCCAAGTACTGATGTACCTGAGTCCCAGTGCTTCTCTTCAAAACTAATAGACATATCAGCCCATAAAGTATTTCCAGTATTTAACCAATTCTGGAGGTCAGAGATAGTAAACTGTTCTATATTTAATTCATCAATTAAACTAGACGCTACAGGAATACTAGTACTAAATAGTTCTAAATTAGCCTGTTGAAGTAGGGAATCCCATTCAGCTATTTCTGTTGTGTAGTCATTAATTACATCTTCTACTACTGAAGAAAAGTTATCTACTTGTACAGTAGGTACTGTTTGAACTTCTGGTAGAAGTACTTCTGGAATTACTTCATGTAAAACAGGTTTCCTGGTTATTTTTAATGACATCTTTCATTCCAGTCTAGAACATCGTTCTGGAAGGTTCTTTAGTAGATAACCTTCCTCTACCTATATTATTATAAACTCTCTTGTCTGTAAAAGCAGACTGCATAGAATTAAATATCACATCATTTCTTTTCTGAGTTCTAACACTTGGAACAACTGTTGGTGCTGGCATAGACTTACTTTCCCTTGCAGGATAAAATGCTACATTATCATGATAGTTACTATGTAAAGCATAACATGCAAGACCGCAAGCATCAATTATGTGTTCGTTCTTCCTTGTGGTTTTAATCGAGTTAGCCCCGCTCCCAATAACTTGATACTCTCTAAGTTGTTTTTCAAAAACTCTATCGTGCTCCCAGAATTGGAAGTTTCTCTCTTCAAACAACTTAAATAAAGTATTTAACATTACAGCTTTAAACTGTTTCTTTACAGTTTTTCCATCTATAGGATCTCTAGATTCGACATTCTCATTAAAGTTAAATCCTCTAAGTTTCTCATGGAGTCTAGATGAAGGATTCTTCTTACCATATAGTTTTAGCTGTTCTACGGCCTGTTCTCCATACCCTCTGTCAACGTATATATGATCAGGTTGGAACGCTTCATTTAACTTTATTATTTTTTCTACTGCATGTGTAAGAGTATATTCACCTCTAGGAACTTCTTCTCTGTAGATAAGCCTATAGTTAGTTATTCCTTGGGTCCATTCAACAATACAGATATTAACTCCTGCTTGATACTTATCCCAATCAACTCCCATTGCTCGTTTAACACCCATTCTGTTTCCGCCCTTAGAATCATAAGGTCTGTCGGACTTGGCAGCGTCGATGTCTGAGTTCTTAAAGGCATTGATACCGGAGTCTAGGAACTCTGCTAGGTATTCTGTTATCCACTCTATATCTGTACTTAGAGATCTACGAAGATCTCTTTCTTCTTCTGTATAGTCTGGATTATCTGTAATTGATACATGTATTTCTCTCCACTCTCCTGTAGTATCATGACACCAGGAATAATATCTTCCCTGTTGGGAGTTCGGAGTACTAGCAGCAAATGTTCTTACAGATTTCCCGTCTTTATTCTTATACTTATCTCCTAAGATAATAGGAGTTAATGTTTTAAAGTCTCCATCAGCTAAGTATGCTGCCTCATCTATAATGACAAGGTTAGCTCCCTTACCTTTAATACCTATAGCTTCTCCGTTAGAAGAAGAACCAGTTGTTTTACCTTTTATTGTGGAACCATTCTTAAATTTAATTAGGTGAGGACTTTTTGTTTTCTCAGATATGCTCTCAGCTAGAGCAGCAGTGGAGTTAATAAATGACTCAATAGTTT